ACTGGCTAAAGCAGTAAAACAGTTAGTGGAAACAAACCGTCTTTCTAAAAAAGGCGATGCGGTTTCTAAAAAATATAGCGAACTTGAAAACACAGTTAAAACTTTGGCTTCAAAAGAAGGCAAAGAATTATTTGCCAAACCAGCTGTTGAAAAAGGCGAAGTACCTGGACAAAAAGAAGCTGTACAACAAACTGGTCTTGGCCTTGGCGGTAAAAAACAAACATTTGAACCAGCTGAAAAATTACAAGCTGCTTTACCCCATCAAGGGCCTAAAGTAGAGGCGGCTTTTAATTTTGCTAAACAGTATTTTAAAGAATGGAATGCGCGTAAGAGCCTTATCATGAACGATAAGCAACGGCTTGCTCTTAAAGAAGCTCGTCAAAAATATATAGAGTCTCGCGCTAAATTAAACCAGCAATTTAAAAATAGTCGTGTCGATCCCCGGATTGCTAAGATTATGAACTGGATGGTAACGGCTGATGAAAAAACAGCGCGTTATAGAAAAGCTGAAAACCTTATTATTGGTTTAGAAGAAAAAATGCAACAGCAGGTGTTTGCCAAAACGCCTAAGAAGCAGATAGAAACTATTGCGCCCGCTAAAAAAGAAGAACAAGTTAAGTTAACTGAAAAGGAAAAAGAGCTCAAACAAGAGCTTGGTTATACGCCTGAAGAAAAAGAAGCCGAAGAAACTGTTGGGCGTATTTCTGAAATGGGTCTTGCTAAGTTACGTAAAAAAATGCAAGACCGTGTGGACTTTATTACTAATCGTTTAGAGGCCCAAAAAGCCCCGGTTAAGGATCGCGAAAGTTTAGTAAAAGAAAAAGATAAGTTGCTCAAACAAATTAAAGCAACTAGTGAAGTTATTAACGCCCGTCGTGTTGGTATGATTGTTGGGCAAGCCCAAGAAGAAAAAGGCGCTAAAAAATATAAAGCTACTAAAACCGAAAAGAAAATGGTTAAAGAAGGCAAGCTTGAAGAAAAAGGTATTACGCCGCTTGCTTATGATATGGTGCTTAAGGCGTACAACGAAAATATTAAAACGGCTACTCCAGTTGCTGAATTTGAAGGTAAGATTAAAACACTAGCAGCTATTGAATTACGGTTAGAGCGCGGTGTTAATATGACAACCAAACGCCGCAAAGAAATAGAAAAACTTAGAAAGAAGTTACGTGGTGAATTAACTGAGTTGGCTGGCCCAGCTGCAGAAACGCAAGTAAGCGCTGAAGAAGAAGCTAAAGAACTTGGTATTGATCCTGAAGCATATAAACGTATGCTTCGCGCTATGGATATTGGATTCCAACCACGCGTCGGTGAAGGTAAATCTTCCGGTATTCAAATGTTACGTTCGGCAGCTCAAGCCGTAGTCGATAAAGTTACTTTACCAAAAGGCCTAAACGTAACTGTTATTCAAGACTTATCTCCCACAATGAAACAGTATATCCTTGAACGTGGGTTTAATCCGGCGTTTACTAAAGGTTTTGTAACTGAAAACGGTGATGTAGTTATAGTAGCGGGTAATCATAAAACTGCTGGCGAAGTTGCAGAAACTTTAGCGCATGAAGTTACAGGTCACTTAGGAGTAGAAGCTGTTCTAGGTAAAGAAGGCATGGCTGCTCTGGTTAAAAAAATAACTACCCAAGAAGGTGGGGTGATTGAGTTAGCAAATAAATTAGGTGTAGGAGACGACGCTCACGCAGCCTACGCGGCAGCGCTAAATTCAGGGCAAACAAAAGAACAAGCGCTTGAAGCCGCAGTTCACGAAATGATTGCTCACGTAGCGGAGAAACGCCCAACTAAAGATTTTATTGCCAAGGCTAATGAGTTTATTAAAGCTATGGTTGGTGAAGTACGGGCAGCCTTGCGGCGCATGGGTATCAAATTAGATACCAGCACATCCGACATTTATAAGATTTTGCGTGATGCTCGCCGTGATTTTAAAGAAGTTACTCCTGGCGCATATAAAGAAGCTAACGGTAATATCCAGTTTAGTAGCAAGCCCAAATACAATAGCAATTTTGCTGACTTGGGTGGAGACGTAGGCCGTATTGTTCAGGCTAATAAGACAGTTCGGGATAAGGTTCATGCCGCTGCGGTTGGTATGAAAACTCCTTCAGATATTATTAAGACCGGAGGTACACTGTCTCCTGAAAACCGCTTAGCTCTACGAACTCGTTATATAGATAGATTTGCGCCAGTAGAAAAAGTCGCTGAAAAACTGACTAATAAATTAGGCAGTTCGCTTGAAGGTACGCAGTTGATGTATTATTTGCGTATGTTTGACCAAGGCATTAACTGGGTAGCCCAGACTGCCTCGCATGGCCCAATGAGTATCATTGAAAAGAAACGGGCTGATGGAAAAATTGAGCGTCTAATCGAGACCAAAGAAGGCGCTAGTATGCTCAAGGTATCTCAGGCCCTTAAAGAAGCCAATGTGGGCGATGCTAATGCAGCAAACCAGTTGTTTACGTTCTACTTGGCAGCTAAGCGTGCGGCTCGTGTTGGCCTTGATACCTTGAATTTTAGCAAAGACGTTACCCAAGAGATGCTAGATAGGGTGATGACGCGCATCAATTCTGATGCTAAAACCAAGGCGGCGTTTGAAAAAGCGGCGGGTATCTATAATGAATACAACCGTGGTCTTGTGGAGTTTGGTGTTCAGACTGGTCGATTCTCCAAAGAAGAAGCTGCAAAGCTGCTTAAAGAAAATGACTATGTTCCGTTTTACAGAATTGCTAAAGACGGCAGCGTTATGCTAGAGATGGGCGGAGCCACCCCAATTCATATTGGTAACATCAAAGACCAGCCTTACTTGCATGAATTGGTTGGCGGAGATACCGCAATTATGGACGTCTTTACCAGCGCTTTGCAAAACACCCGCATGTTAACCGACATGGCGTTACGTAACCTAGCTACTAGAAACGTAGCGTTTAGCTTGCAGGAGTTAGGCTTATTAAATATTAAGAAAGCTCGGTCGGGTAAAGATTTTGGTTCAGGAATTTACCAAGGCAAAGGCCCAGCTGGCGTAGATGTAATTCGCTTTAAGATTGATGGCGTAGATCACCATGCTATTGTTGATACTGAGTCAATTGGTATTCCAGCAGAGTTGCTGGTTAAAGGAATGGATGGGGTTCAGACTTCTATCCCCAATTTGGTTAAGGTACTAGGCTTCCCAGCTAAGTTGTTGCGTTCGTTTATTACCCGTAACCCAGCTTATGCAATTCGTCAGATTGCCCGCGACTCTTTATCCAACGCATTTGTAACTGGTTCTAATTCTGTTCCTATCATAGACAATATGAAGCAGCTGTCGTCTATGTTAAAAGGTGTAAATGAAGGTGAGTTGCTTTTAAAACGCCGTGGTGTTTTGGGCGGTCAAGTATTAGGTAACGCTTCAGACGCTATGCAAAAAGCTATGTTGCAGATTATTGATGGCAAACCAGGCTGGGAAAAGTCTATGGCTTACTTAGACCACGTAGCTATGATGGGTGATGCGTCTTCTCGTGTAACTTCGTACAACAGTTTTGTTAAGCAAGGTTTGTCAGATATGGAGGCTACCTTGGCTTCTCTTGAGGCTATGAACTTTAGCAAACGCGGTACGTCACCAAGCTTATATTTGCTTAACCAAATGGTTCCGTTCTTAAATGCACAGATTCAAGGTATGGATGTTCTGTATAAAGCATTTGCTGGCAAGATGCCGTTTGCTGATAAGTTAGATATTAAGAGGAAGATTTGGCAGCGCGGCGCTATGATGGCGGCGTTCACTATGGCTTACACAGCTATGAGCTACGATGACGATGATTATCAGAATGCTACGCCTGCTGAAAGAATTGGTAACTGGTTTATTAAAGTGCCAGGAATTGACGAGAAAGTTAAAGTACCTATCCCATTTGAAGTTGGCGGCATATTTAAGATGCTTCCTGAGATGCTTTACTCTACTGCGTTTAAGGATAAGAAACTTGGCGAAGCAGCATCTGAAACCGCTAGCTATGTTGTGGATAACTTTATTCCTTCGTTTATTCCAACGGCAATTAAACCAGGATTTGAACTGGGCGCTAACTATTCGTTCTTTACTGGTAAACCAATTGAGAGCCAGCGGTTACGCGAGCTAGCCCCAGGTGAAAGAGCTTACTCAACAACGCCAGAAGTATTAAAGACTTTGGGCGCTGTTACAGGCATTTCTCCCGTACAAATGGAATACTTAATTCGTTCTTATACAGGTTCGTTACCTTTAGCTATCCTATCTTTGGCTAATCCAGTTTCAGGTGGAGCTGAAGCGCCTGAAGGGCGCGGTGCATTGAGCAGTACTACCCCAGTTATTGGAGCATTCTTCCAACCTAAAGACGGAAGTGGTCTTGTTGATAAAGCCTATGACCAAATGAATCAAATTATTCAGGCAGACAAAACATACAAGAACTACATAGATAGCGGACGGGATGAAGAAGCGGAAGCCTATTTAACTAAAGAAGCTGATTTAATTGGCATGGCTAACTTTTCAGGTCATTTTAGGCAGCAGATGGGCGTATTGGCTAAACAAGAACGGGCAATTAGATCAATGACTGGCATTAGTGGGGCTGAAAAACGCGCGGCTTTGGATGAAATCAAAGAAGCTAAGATTGAACTTTCTAAGTCTTTCCTTAGCGCACGCGAGTAAACCAGACCCCCAGTTTTCCATTTTTTCTTCCTACTTGGGCTTTAGCTGGAACTTGATGGTAAAGGGCTGCTTTTAAACCAAGCACCCTTACCTCTTCAGGGTTTAAAGTCGGAACAAAAAAGCCCCCTTGCGGGGGTACTTTTAGCCATGGGAAATGTACCTTAATCTTCCTTTTCATCTATAGTTACTGGGCGCGTAATCTGAATTACGTTTACCCGCATGGTTGGGCCCCTTGTTTTTGCTAACATATCCTTACGCAAGTAGCGCACTTTATAGTTTGGCAAGGTTTCCAATTCTTTTTTCAAATCTGAGTATCCGTAACTCATAGTAGAGCAGTGCTGTTTAAGTAGCTGTTCTTCAATAAAGTAGTCTACGTGTCCAGGGGTTATTTCATGCTCAACCCTTCCAGCCACATCAGACCGAGTTAGCGATTGGTCAATCTCATTATGACCGCCTAATGTTGCCCGAGTAATTCCGTCGATGGCTTTAACCACAACAAACTTACCGTAGCATTCACGAGTGTAGGCGTTAAGTACATCTTCAGCGGTTCGGCGGTTGCCGCGTACTGCGGCTCTAGCCTCGTTAACCATACTGCGAAGAGTTTCCATAATTGGGCGAATAGGCACATCAATAATATTTGCGTATTTTTTACCCATAAGAATCACTATGGCTATGATGGCTGCATTACCAGCTGTCCAGTAACGTTCGTCATCGGATGAATTAAATTCCGCTTTAAGTTTCTCGCGGGTTTCTTCGTAAACTTGTACAACTGTTAGCCTATTACGTACAATCCAGCGAATCAATTCACGACCTACGACACCGTAATTTGTTTTCAAAATATCAACCGTACTGCTTTCGGTTGAAGACGCCCATTGAACTTCCTTAGCTGGTTTAACTTCCAACATCCGCAGCATTTCCGCTTGGGATGTATGCTTGCGGCCGCCCGATAAGAAATCATAAATATGAGTGTTGCTTGAAAACAACACCATTAAGTTCCATACAGTAGTGTTAAGCCGTTCCTTATTGGCGCCCTGTTCCATGCGCTCTTTGCCCTTACCTTGGGTTAAATCCAGCAAGAACTGGGGTAACCACTCAAACGACTCGCGGTTCTTATTTGTAATCTCATCCATTACAAGGGGTAGGCTGTTGAGCATTCCTTGGCGGTTTTGAGCTGCTACGGCTGAAGTTGACTGTGTAACCCTGTAAAGCTCAGGGTGACCCCAAAAGCTAGCTGCAAGGGCTAAGGCAAGCGATTTACCACGACCTGAACCCGAAGAGCCAAGATGGTAAACAACGCCCCTAAAGCCCGAAAAGTGCATCAGGATTGAGGCTGGGCCAACCATTCCCATAGTGACAATCTCCCAAAGCTCCTTGGCGATGTACATATTAAGGACTTTTTTCCACTCGTCCAGCGTGCCAGTTGGTTTGGTGGCGTAGTTAATATTAGCCATGCTGGGGGTTGGAACGTAAAGTTCTTTGCCGTCAGGGAAAAATACCGTGCTGTTATAGACAAATGAGTTGTCATCTTGCCATCCGCAGTTGTGTGGAACCTTGATAGCTACCTTATTGGAACTAGCGTACTCAACGCAACCGCGAACATACTCGTACAAGTTAACGTCGTTGCCTTTTCCATACACCGCAATGATGTTGTGGCTAGCTAACATCTTAACCGTCTCGTCTTTACTGACTACAGACTTCTGAGGCATGATGATATCGACTGTACTGTTAGGGCGGCAAGCTATCATGTGAACCAAATGCTCGTCGCCGTTATCTAGGATGTCAACCACAAACAAATCGTAAGGCAGAATCATTACTTGCTTCTTGGACTTTTCTCCGCCTTCAGCATCCTCAACCATCTTTTCAGCAAAGATCCCACCATTAGCGCCATAACTAAATCCGCGTGGCGGAATTGGGCGGATAAGCATTACCTGTTCAGCCGGCTTATGTTCTGTAGCCGCTTTGGTTTCTAGAATGATTTCCTTTGGCTTATTGTCAACCTTAATTTCTCTACCCAAAGCTAATGGGTTGGTTATCTTGCCAAAATGTGGGCACCCTTTACATACCCCAGGATTTGCCTCGTCAAGCTTTAGGCAACTGTATGGGCCTTTAATTTGATGCCACTTGGTGTTGTGCCGATCTAAATCATATGGGTGCATGGCTGATAAAGCCATACCTTCTTCTTCCCCATCTTCGCAATATTTAGCTATGCTGAGGATGCCACGCCACAAAGGTTCCATGCCATCATCTTTAGCGTGATTTACGTAGTGCTGAATTTGTCCGCATTTAGGTGCTAAGTTTTTAAAGAACGTAATGCTGTTCTCTACCATCTTGACGTTTGACGCTGTACCTTTTAAGTCTGGACGTTTGCCAGGCAAATCAAATTTTGGCAACGCTTCGTGGGAATCTGCCCCGACTTTATCTTTGATGACCGTAGAAAGCTGAACAAAATCAAACGTGGTTCCGACTACCTTGATGGCAACCGACCGAGGTTTGTCTTGCTTGTAGTTCTTGGTATCGGGTACGCGTAGTACTCGGGCAGCATCGCCTGTAACCATAGCGTCAATATTTAAGCCTTCCTTTTTGCATAGGCGCTTAAGATTCTCAGCTACTGGTTTCCATGTGGCTATATCTACTTCTTCATTGAACGGCCAGTATACGTGCAGTCCACCGCCACTAGATACGATGTATGGGGTTCCAAGGTCGTTTAGCGATGTCGAAGACAAAAAGATCTCCAATGCCGCTGCTGCCGCCTGTTTATTAGGATAATCCTTTCCTTCCCCGCAATCAATATCTAGGAACAAAGATTTTATTTTTACTGCATTTGTGGCTAAACGCTTGCCACTTGTGTTGAATGATGCTAAAGCATAGAACGCATTTAAACCCTCACCACTAAAGTGGGCGGCGTTGCTATACAGCTCATCAATCGTATCAACAAATACGTGTTCTTTTTTTGCTGTGCTCAGTTCGCAGGCGCAATATTTACCCGAAGACGGAAGCACAGTCGCTAGGAATTCCTGCGACTTCATAGATGCTCCTTGGGTTAGCCGTTGACGCGTTGATCAAATCTGTTTATCAATTCCTTTTGAAAGTTTAACGGCATACCGGCATCAAGAAAACGTTCGGCAAAGCTAATCAATTCTTTATCAGTTAAGGAGCTAGGACTAATGGCGGATTGGTTTATTTTTTCTGATTGCATTTTTTCATTGCCTCTTCAACTGTATTGCTTGTTTGTAGTATGCGTAACAAATTTGTTACGCTGGTTCTGTAAGATGGTGTAACTTCTGTACCGCTAAACCAGTTATACACCGTCTGTCTTGTTGCTCCTGTGTACTGCGAAATCTGAATCACAGGAAAATTCAATTTAATAGCCCATCGACCTAGCTGATTGCCTAAGGTCTTTTCCGCCTTGGCGGTGGACTGTCGGATTGTTTCTGAGTAAGCCATGTTATTTTTCTAATTAGGTTAAGGGCGGGGTACTTGTGCAATGTACGTGAAGCATTGGGTTGATAAACCATCCACGTTCCCCCAAAACTTTAAGTTGAGCAAGTCGTGTAGCAACTACCGGAACCATCACAACATGTAGTGCATATTCTGCCGTTCATATCTGTGTTAGTTAAACATCCAGCATAAACACCGGATGCCGCCAGTAGAAGCCCAGCAACCACGATGATTTTATTCATCATCTGCATCCCACTCGTCAACTACAGACGCTAGGTCTCCAGTTTTCTTCTTAGGAACAACCGATGGCTTAGGTGTTACTTTGCGCTTCTCAGGTTCGTCAAATGACTCAGCCTCTTCTTTAGGGGCGGCAAGTGCTGGCGATGCCTTCTTAGTTCCTGCGCTTTGTGACACAGTCATTGTTACGGCTTGCTTAGCCTCTGTTGACTCGCTTTTTTCCTTAACGATATCAAACTCTTCTTGCTCTAACCAACGCATTGGCTGGAAGAATAACTTAGGCACAGCTGCTTTGGTATCAAAACGCAACCGAGTAACAACAGTCTCGGGACTAATGCTTTGAGCAGCTAGGTATCTAGCGTAAGCCTGCAATGGGCGTTTGTCGCCTTCTTCTTTACCAAAGATAGATGTGGCAGAAAGGGTTAATTGCATAACATCACCGCCTACATCATTAGCTAATACAACTGCTAAACGCTGACTAAAACGACAAGCACGGGAATCGCCTTGACCTGAGCCTTTAGCATTCTGTGGGCATGAAGCGCAGTTACTAGACTGTGGGTCTTTAGCAGAAGCGTCAGGTTTCTCACCATCAGCTGACCAGCAATCAGGAGCTTTAGATGCGCCCTCTTCATAAGTGCCTGCATAAAATGTACGGCTAATCTTTGGCGCAGCTTGAACAATAACTACATCCAAATGGCGGTCGTCAATTGATGCAACTTCTTCGCTACCCGCTAACAAACGGAACACACCGCCCTTAACAGAAATGCGTTTACCAAAACTACCACCGCCACCACCAGCTAAGCTTTTAGCAAGATCAGAAAGCTCTACCGATTTAGCAAATGCTGGTAGTTTAGTGGGGTTAAATGTCGTGAGTTCTTTACTCATTTGTTGCTGCTCCTGTTTCAGTTGGCTTGGCTACTGCCGCACCGGTTTGTAAAAATTCTAAATATACTTCAGCTACTTTTGTAACTTCATAAGCATCGGCTTCATACACAGTTTGAACTGCGCGTTCTAGAGCTTGTTGGCGTAGATTTAATTCGAGCATAATATTGCGCGCTGCTTGGTCTACGGCTTGTTGTTGTGCTGCGTCCATTTGTTTCTCCTTATTTGGTTGGTTTGCGGACTGATACTGATACTTCGGACATGGAGTTTAACCCGAATGGGACAAGCCCTGGATTTTCCTCCAAGAACATCGCCATATTCTTTTGCGCAATTCGCTTTTCAAATAAGTCCAGCGCATCATGCTCAATTGCAAACGTCTTGAACGAATCCCAGTCGTCTGTGTAATAGCGTGTTTTTTGTGACAGGATGATTGTGCCTTCATCTGTTTTTACAGATTGAAGACCGAGCGCCACCATTTGATCTTTCATGGCGTTCTTAATTTCTTCCTGTTGTGCTTTCAGTTCTTCAAGCTTGGACTCGTACTCTGTCGTAAGCTCGTTGGTTCTTGCGTATATCTTGCGATATACCTTTGCTAGTTTATCTAGCGGAATGACTTCGTCTGACATACTTCCTCCTTTGTCAACAATTATACATCAATGCGGGCAACTGTACAACCCAATAGTGGGTTTTTAAATTTCGCCAATCTCCTCTTTAT